CTACAAGAGCCCTTCTGCACGCATTATATCCGCAACCCTCGACAGCTTCCTTATTGCTTCAGCTTGAAACTTACCTGGTGATACTGCTTTAGCGTATAGGTCCTTAACCCTCGTTTCAAGAGCCGCGGCATTCAGCAGCTGGCCCTGCAAGTTTTCGTTAAGTTCTGCTTCTAGTTCCAATCTAATCTCCAATGTTGATACGTCCTCTCTCACTTGGTTCATTTTATAACCAGGGCAATTTGTAGGGACAATTTCGCCGTGACCCTTGATATTCACAAGACTGGATAAAGACCGTTTTAACATGATGATTGCTAGATATAAGGCTCGTCTATCCTCAGGCAATAGAACGTCGCCGTTGAAGTAATCGCCCGAGACACACACGTTTACTGTGTACCCATTATTAGAAGCTACGCCATATTCTCGTTGTTCAATATCATTGCACCAGTAGATGATTCCGTTGCGAATCCAAACATCATACGGAAAGCCAGCATCACCTTTGGGATGATTTTTTTTAGAGTTGATGTGGTCAGTAGCGATCCTTGAAGCAAACTCCACATCTCCAAATTTAGCTGATTTTGATTTAGGAATAGCGTCATGATGGCAAACAATTGTATTAAGTGTTGCAGCATCTCTCACTCCAGCCAGCTGCGCCCATGTATAGTTTGGATTAATCGGTAACCGTGACCTTATATCAATGAAGGGGATGCCCTGTAAATCAAATCCTAGGTTCGATGGGAGTTGTAAAATCGTCGTCATTTGATTTCTCCTTTCCGGCTCTTTTGGCATCCACCGCCGATTCTCCAAGGATAAACGATACTAAAATAACTACGATCGTAGCCTGAGACTCAGCAGACAGGCCTAAATCAAAAGTTTCATTTGCGATGACGAGCACCGCTCCGAGTATTGCGACACAAAATTTGCGGCTTTTCAACTTGTTTTTCATTCGAATCACTCCCCATGATAATTGATAAGATTTCTTTAAGTTCATCGCTGTAATCGGCTTGCTTGCTTCGGGACCATTCCATTCTAAGCCCATCCCTTCCATCATCCGGCGTTGATTCTCCATGATGGTTATTTGATTTTGAACATAACTCCGAACTTCCGACTCCTCATCCGCTATGAGCCAAGGCAGATACTTTCTCAACCGGCGCCGCACTTTCCGCTGCTTCAGAAAATAAATCAAAAACATAATCGCTGTCGTCGGGCTCAGACCGTAGCGGACGAATAGTTCCGATGCATTCAGTATCCAGTCGAACATAGGCGTTCCCTCGGTATAGCAGATTTTTAGCGCAATCCTCGTCAAATAAAAGAGCGACCGCACGGTATGTGCAATCGCTCACTGTTAAGTTCATATATTCGTCTTCGTGAAATTCAATCAATCGCATCATCTCCTAAATTATACTAGTAACCTATTATTTTCACTCGGACCGACTTGTCTACTTTCAAGCTATTTTAAGGTATGAAAACCGCAAAACCCCTTATTAAATAAGAACTCTTCATTCGGACGATTTTACGCAGTTGAAATGATAGTTTCATAGTGCTATAATCTGCACATGGAATTACACTTTCACATGCCGAAGGGGCGATTATATGGTTTTTAAAGCGACTCATAGAGGGTATCTAAATGTTGCTGGAAAGCAAATACCGTGTGCTGTTTTAGAAAACGGAAAGCGCGTTGTAACTCAAACTGGACTATTTGAAGCTTTTGACAAATCCAGAAGAGGATCACTTATTAATGAAAACGGCGTTCCATCTATTTTAGAAGCAAAAAACTTACAAGCACTAATTACTCCTGAAGTTGCTGAGAAATTCCAGGTCATCCCTTACTACCACACGAACGGCAAGGTTGCTAATGGATATGATGCAGATTTAATAACAGAAGTCTGTAGTATCTACATCGAAGCAAAAGAAAAAAACATCCTTCTTAACTCTCAAAATAATAGGTATGAACGATCTATGATTTTGATTAGATCACTTGCTAAAGTCGGTATTACTGCTTTGATTGATGAAGCTACCGGTTATCAAGAGGATCGTGAATCTCAAGCCCTACAAAAACTTCTAGAGCAATACATAGCGAAAGATTTAATGCAATGGCAAAAACGATTCCCAAACACATACTATAAAGAAATTTTCAAACTCCATAATTGGGAATACAATGCACAATCCAATTTGCGTCCGGCCATGATTGGCAAGTTTACAAACAAATATGTCTACGACTTGTTTCCTAAAGAGGTAATGGATGAAATAAGAAACAAAAATCCAATGGTGAAATCAGAAAATACATCATTCCGCAGAAATCGAATACATCAATACCTAACTACCAATATTGGTTTGCCTCAGTTGGACAACCATATTACAAGACTAATAACAATAATGAGAATATCTAAAACAGTCGAACAGTTTGAAGAAAATTTTCAGATAGAGTTTGAAGAAGAACTAAACCTTAAACAGCAACGTGAAGAAGTTGCAGCTGCGATTGAGTAAAAGAAAAGACACCTAGCGATTAGGTGTCTTTTCTTTTTTAACAATCTGACCGATAATGTAAGTAAATGGAACGTATGGAGGTTATCAATTGAAATCAATTAACTACTGGCGATTAACAAAAAGTATTTCTTTGGTTATATTTTCTATTGCATTTTGGGTAATAGTGCTTGCATCTTGCTTTGCAACGTCTTCACCGAGTAAAGAACCATACGAACTTACACAAAAAGATTATGAAGATGGTTACGACTATTACATTAACGGAATTGATCCAAATATCGATCAAAGCCAACAGTATGGAGGGCGGTAGTTAACCTACAGCCCTTTTTTGATATCACTAACAGTTTTAGGCCTGTTACCCGTTTCTTGCTCGATGTAATCAAGGAGTTCAGTAAGCCTTCGCAATTCTGCTTTTTTTTCATAAAAATTCGTTTCGTTTATATCGTACTTTTTAAATATTTGTTTTATCCCGAAATTCGGTTTAACTGCAGATTCCTCTTTTTCTCTCTCGGTTTTAACTCCTAAAGTATCAAAGAATTGTCTTGCTGGATTCCCTCCGAGTTGTCGCAAAGCGTGTGCTGTTTTTATAGGAACCCCACCTAATGGCTTTCCAGCACCAGGAACATTCATTCCTAATAACCGATCAGGAATCTGAAGTTTTTTTTGCTCCCCCTCAAAGTTTTTGATTTTTTTACCTCTGTATAAATCGTAATTCAATCCTACTTCTGCAGGCGTTTTAATGAGAGGTGTGAATGAATCCGTCAATAATCTCAAAGGATCATTTAATTTTGTGAGATCGGCCGCCGGAAGGTTAAGTCCTAACATGTAACCTGTCCCTTTTCCATCTCCAGAAATCGGTATAGCTAAACTGTTCTTAGTAAACTCAGATTCGTTGTCGGGATCCATCCCGAAGTAATTTTGTGCTTCAGTTTTCAGTTTGTTAATATTCTCAAACCTTGTTGGATCGGTTGCTAATTTCTTGATTTGGAATGGAATATTATTTCTGCTCCACCTGTAGAACGGAATGAATCTTACCAATACTTCCCTTTCGGTAGGAGTAAGATCAGAATAGTCGAATTGAACTTCTTTGACTTTTGCCGCTGCTTCCTGAGGGTTCATTCTTTTTGACTCTCTTGCCCACCTATACAGTGCGAAACGGTTAATTTGATCGATTGCAGTTCCTAGCTCCTGTGATGTCTTAAATACCCGTAACGGATTAAGTGTACCGAGCGCTTTTCCTAGATTCGACCGGCTTTGATCTTTGACAACTGTCCTTAATGCTTTTTCGGCATCATTCCCATGCCGAGCGAATTCAGTTGCTAATTGAGAGTTCGCACCTAACCCTTGTTTTCTAAATTCGTTATATAATGGTGTTTCTTTCCCTTTCGCTAGAGCGTTGGTAACATCGGCAGTCGCCAATCCTGTATACCTTGTAATATCCAAAGGATTCATTCCACCAATATAATTGTTGAACTTAGCGCCCAAGTCGTTCCTGACATGGTATTCAGGTGACAGTAAGGTAAGCCTTTTCCAACCGCTTGTAGCCGCATCTACTGCCTTTAGGAATGCTTTCGTTCCTTCATCATTAGAAAGTTTCTGATAACGATCTAGAGCTTGTTTAACACCGGATGTAACTAAATAATCGCCTCCAATATCGTCTGCTAATCCAACATTGTTAGGATTCGATAGGAACTTATAATTGTTGGTGTTAATAACGACTTGTCCGGCCACTGGTGCCGGTGTCTGACCAGGTACGAATTTCTCCGCGAAGTTAGGATTGCTTAGTACTTCCCTTCGGAATTTAACGGCATTACCGTACTCAATTAGCTTTTTCTGCCCGAGAGCGGTAGCAAAGTAGGCGTTAGGCTCGAAGAATTTACGCCCAATCATGTCGTTAATGTCCTCGACACTGCCTTGTAATTTGCGATCGTTCAAAACTCTCTTGTCGGGGTTGTTCATACTGCTCATTGACCGGTCTACAGCATTTGGCTTTTTAAGCTTCCGAGCTGCTTGCTCTTCAACGCTGAGGATATGCCGCATATATCCCTCGATTTCACCCACCGGTATATCGTTAGAGACAGCCCAATCACGAATTGCATCATTACTTTTAACTAATGAATCCGCTGCTTCTTGAATCTTAGGATCAGTAGATATTGGACGGTTTACTCTTGGTCCATGTAACGGCACATCTTGCTCTATGATCCTTCCTACATCTGTTCCTGTGTCTAACCCACCTGCTTTACGAGCAGCGCCTGTAATGCCGCTTAGCGCTTCATCCGTCATATAACGAATGTCGTTTTCCGTCTGAATGTACCGGTCTTTAAGGAATGGATCTCTGCTGCCAGTTAGTGTTTCATCCCACTTGTATTTAGGAACGAATATTTTACCTAGCGCGTCCTTACCAGATTGTAATGCTGGTTGAACCGTGTTCTCACGCAACGCTTTGAGTGGCGGTACTACTGCTTCTGCGGCGTTTAAAGAACCTTTTCCTGATTTACCTATAAGACCAGCTGCGGTACCGATCCATTTTGCAGGAACTGCATTAAGGGGATCAGTTGCAACATCAGCCACAAAACCAAGGGTAGATGACAGGGGTTTGTTTGTTACACCTAACCCTTTCATTAAATCCGATCCTCGTACCTTTTGTTTACCTGTCAGGCCGTCCATGAACGCTTTGTCGCGGTCTGTAGGCGTTCCGTCAGCTGTCTTCAATATTGCGTCCATACCTCCGAACAAAGCTTGCTGAGGACGGTTTAGAACGTCTAACGTATCGAATAGCCAGTTTTGCTTTTGTGGTAGATTAAGCGCTTTTTCTAACGGGTTTCGTTTATCTTCATCTACAGGCCAGCCGGAGTTTTGAATACGTAACTTTGCATTAGCAATAGAGCGGTCTGTTGCTGTTGTATCAAATGGATTTTCTTTTATAAATGGATCTAATGCGGTGGATCCAGCTTTGAATAATCCAGAACCGCCGCTATTTAAATTAGTATTGTTTTTATATAAAACGCTACCTGAACTTTGTGGTGTAGAAGCTTTAAAAAGCCCCCCTGACTTTTCATCAGAAGAGCTTCCTTTAGCCTTAAACAATTCACCCATATAGCATCCTCCTATCCACCGATCATTGAACTAGCTGCCGATCTTAGAGCGTTATAACCATCTACCCCAAACTTATCAATATACGATTGTGCATTATTTTTCATATGTGCAGCTGCGCCAACTGGATCTTTCATTGTTTCTGATAGTTGGCTTGCATACGACTTATCCGATTTGTAATCGTATGAAGATGTAGCTTTCTGGGCTGCTAAATCATTTGCTATTTTATCTTGCTCTTTCGTGTAATTAAATTGTTCTCTGTTCCAAGCTTCCTGAGCAACGAATTCTTTGTCACGTTGACCAAGAGAAGCCCACTGAAGACCTCTAGAAGCAGCTGCATCGTTCACGCTTTGTTGGAAGCTCTTATTTTTAAACGCATTCTCGAAAGCCGCCTGACCTTTTTGGAAGTCAAATTGCCCTTTTTGGAACGCATTCTCCCACTTCTGCTGACCTACAGCGAAATCATATTGGCGATCTGATTCGAAATTGCTCCGTTCAAGCTGCTTATTAGCCATATTTTGATTAAACGTTTGGTTCTGAGAGTTGAGCTTATAATTTCTGTTCGAATCAAGGATACTCTGATTCAATGATTTACCACCAAGAGTCTGTTGACCATTAAATACACCAGTCAATCCAGCGACATCAAGTTCTCTTTGCTGTTTCTGATAGTAATCATTTAACATAGCTTGCATGCTGTCCGCCTCGATTCCGGCATTAGTAGACGCAACATCGGATTCATAAGCATTCTGAAGGTCACTTGTGCGGCGTTCAATGTCGGAGTAATCAGCTGCTTCCTGTCTACCTAGAGTGCCGAGGTTGCCCTGTAGTGTCATTCCGCGATTCAACTCAGCCTGAGCATTCGTTCCAGACCCCGTACCGCCACGCGCCGCCATAAACTCCGCAAAGTTACGCGCCTGTTGCTGGCTACCTGCAGCTGTTTGATTTTTAGCGTCATAATATTTTGGCTGAATTGCTGCTTTCTCAGCTCCGAGGTTGGACAGCGAATTGTCTCGTGCCTTACCAAGATCTGCGAGTGCTTTATCTCTTCTCGCTTGTGACAACCCATCTATAAAACTACTAGCTCCATTTACATTAGCTGCCGGCGCATTAACGGAAGCATTCTTTGCATTCAACAGGTCATTGTACATTTTGTTGTTATAATCACTGTTTGTGTTAGTTAATCCGATACCTAAATTAGCTTTACGAGCTATCTCAGCATCTGTAGCGGCGCGGGTTTGAGTATAAACGGCGTTATTGTTTGCATTTTTTGAGTCAGTAAGTGCTATCCCTAATGACGCTTTACGTTTCACCTCTGTCAATTGTTGAGCCGGGGTAACTGTTGCCATGTTTCTTTCTCCTCTCCGCCTACTCTGCTACCTGCAGCGTATTGATAATAGCGTTCGCCTGATCTGCTGAAATCCACCTAGGCGCATAACTCAACACCTTATTTTCATCAATTCTCCGCATTATCCATTGGTTAAGGATGAAGTTATACATTAAATCATCGCCTCCATCATAGCCATTAGCGCCTGTTCAGCAGCTTCGAGACGTTCCTCAGTAGTAGGTGGTGCTGGTGGTCTCGCGTTCCATTCATCATCAAGTTCCTGTTGAGTTCGTTCGATCATCGCGCCGTTTGCGATTTTGTATTTATACTGACCTCTGTTCGTCAAAAGTTGAATGGTAAATTGTCTGCTATTTTCTTCTGATAGCAACATGTCTCCAGTCAACATCTCTTCGCTTCCACCTGCCTCTTTTAAAAAAGCAGAAGAAAAGCCGTGGATAATTATCCCAGCTTCGTTTGTTCTTATATAGTGTTTATATCCGTCCATTTTAGACCTCCTTATAATTCTGCATCAGCTGTATAATGGAACACTATCGCTTGATCAGTTGTTGTTAATGAGCCGCCCGTTCCATTATCGACCACTAGCGAACTTTCACCACTTAGACCTGTAACTCTACCCGAGTTTGCCCCTAAATCAGTACCGGCGTTCGATGACACCCTACCAGTGTTGCTTGGTGTGGAGAAGGGGTATATCGTAACAGTGGGAGATATTCTTTTTTTCACCTTATACGTAGTAACTCCGTATCTTTGTGTTGATGAGATCGTGTTAGAAGGGACGGCGAAAAGTTGTATTCCCGACAATGAACTCGCTGTGCCGGGCGGGATATCGTAATCATAACTTTTCTCATAATATCGTTGGCACCTCTCCAATTCTTCAGCAAAAGTGAGTGAGTTAAACGGCAATGCGTAATCACCCGAATCGACTTGAACTTGTGCTATGTCGACAGTCGATACCGTATTTAGAGGCAAGTTAAACTCAAACCATACATAATCATTCGCACCTATCGTTTTACCCGCTATGCTCGGTAGGTCAAAAGTAACGCTGAATTTTTGCCATCCTGTAGTAAGGTTAACTGGTAGCACTGACTGCCACGAGGTTGATCCACCAGTTCCGAATCCTTGCACAACATCCACCGATATTGTTCTCGCAACATTAGATTTAGCCCAAAAACTAAGCGTCGCTTTTCCTCCTGATAAAGTACTTACCGACTCTATTGGTTGTGATAATGAGTGAAAAGTCTGTCCTGTAGCTGCAACTGTTGTTGCACAGCGTACATAATATTTAGGATTATTTGGCACATCGGTTTGACCAATTGTAAAAGCTTGCCGCGATACTGTAGTTGTTCCCCCGGTACCGTCCCGAGCATACCGCCACCGATCAGCAAGGTATCTGGAAGTGGGACCTGTTTGTGCAAAGCTCGTTCCCCGCTGCCATACATCAAAACCGCCATTGATGACTATACTTCCAGCACTCCCTGCATTGGCGATGGCTGCTAATGATTGATCTACCTCAACTGTAAGGGTGTTATTCAGATACGTTTTAATAATCCCTGATGCTTCGTCAAACTTAGCTTTTAACTGCGCTGCTGTTAAACCGTCAGTAGCGTTTGGTAGATCAGATAATGTAGATACAATAGCTAAATTTGTAGTTAGTTTGGTAATTGTCATACCATCATCCCTTTCACTTAACTTTACTACCTATGCGTACAGGTAGATTGATCGATAAAACGGTTAACCTCTCATCAAGCTTGCTATTTTCAAGAATCAGCTTGAAATACACGAACTTTTTTGCCTTTATTTTGAATCGGAACGGTTGGGGATTGTAATTTACCAAGAAACTCCAATCGCTAAAATCCGCAGTTGTGAATGTTGATAGGTTGTAAACGGCTGTGAATACCTTCGAATTTCCAACTCTGTCCGTTTCAAATGTAATCGACACGCTGCTTTTATTATCCGGCTTAATGGAAATCCACATTTCAGTCAAGAACTTCCGCAAATACTCAGCTTCAAAATCATAGAAATTCATCTCCCAACGAGCTGATATTGCAATCCCATTATCTGTTCTGTTGGAATTGCTAAATTTCATGATTTGTCCCTGCGAAGTACCTATATGCATTTCATTATTCGCAACTAAAAAACACGTGATATTATCGGCTGTCTCAAACCGATACCACGTGTCTAAACGGTAATTATAAACCCATACCTTATTGTCTATTGCCAACCAATACTCCCTCTGTGCTTCCCAGTCCACCGTCAATGCTGTAGTCAAATCTTCTTGATCCAATGACGGCTGTACCCTTTTTGACTTATACATTGCATTACGCTCGTCACGGACATTGCTTGCTACCCACTCATGTACCCCGTTTTGTATTGAAAATGGATTGTTTTCGATTAACTGGGCTTGTCCAGGAGCTATATTGCCTATAGCGTCATTAAGTGGATATGTCGGGAAATCAGCTACTGTATCGCCATCTATGTTGATTGCATCATAGTATGAATACCATGACTCACCGCCGTTGGTGTAGATGATTTGTCGATCGTATTGTCTTACGATATCAGTTACGGCATATTCTTCTGAGCTAATATTACGATAGTTTAGAGCCGGAAAATATTCAGCGGACGGTACACCTGCAGCTAATCCGGTATAATTATATTGATTCGTCCCGTTACCATATATAAAAACCCTAGAATCGTTTTGACCTCCGAATAACATGGCGAATTTGTGGCTTGTAACCTCTGAGCGCTGTCCTGTGCCCTTCGTCCATTGTATGTCTACATTGTCCACCCCAGAAGGTGGAGCTACTAAAAACGTCACTATGCCCGTTGTAAGGTTAACGGTGTAATCGGTCGTAACCGTTTTTACAACACCTGCCACCTTAACAACGTCTACACTTGTTAATGCTGCTTCCGCAATTGTGTACGCTGTCGCTGTTCCGTTTCCGCTGAACGTTTGCCGCTTCTTACCCGTAAGTAAGTTAATTCCCTCATTAGGCACACCGCCACCTGTAGGTGGCGTTACAGTGGATATGAGTGGTATATATCCGACAACATCGCCAAACGTTGTACCATTCCAACTTTTATATTCACTGCCGTTAAGCATGTAAACTTTATCTGCAAAGGAGAAGAAGAATGTTTTAACATCTGTCATAGTTCCAATCACAGTATTCACACCTGCGACATGCTTATAGATATTACCACTACAAGCGAATAACAAGTAATAGCTACCACTTAATTTCCCATACCACATGCCTCGTATGTCTTTTGGTCCTAATGACGCAAACAGTTCTTCATAGCCTTCTCGTTTTCTTAATTTATAATTTTCAGTGAGTCGATAATTGATCATATCGTCACTTTCACCGAGTTCCAATTGCGTTGAGCCGCTTGTATCTTCATTCAAACCTAGAAATCTTTCTATTCTTGTTGGTGGATCTTGCTGTGGTACTTGTATCGTCGCCATTTCATCACCTCTTTAAGGACCGAATCTAAAGGTCAACATGTCTTTCCATTCATACGATCCATCAGCCTTTTTAAGGCAGATGTAACAACTATCAGCTACGCCTGATGATCCTAGTATCGTGAATGCTTTACCTCTATAGGTTAATGACGCAGTAGGTAGCGCGGTGCCTGTTGAATATCCACTATCTCCTGTGTCGCCTTTCACCCCTTGTATGCCTTGTGCTCCTGTCGGTCCCGTCAAGCCTGTATTTCCAGTATCTCCTTTGTCGCCCTTTACTCCTTGAATTCCTTGAGGACCGGTTTCTCCTGTGTCTCCAGTGTCACCCTTTATGCCTTGCGGACCCTGAGGCCCTTGTGGTCCTGGCATAGCTACTACATCGGATATTAGCTCGTCTATTTTTTTTATAGTGTACATAGTAACGTATCTATTTGCTCCAACGAGTACTCTTACCTCATTCACAACTCATCACCCGAACCCTCCGTAACTGTTCTCGATTAGCTCCATCGCGCTAGGCGGCTGTCTTGATGATGTCACTTTAAGTTCTTCGTACCTCCCGTTAAAAAAGCTTGCAGTAGCCGCATTTTCCTCGAGCATTAAATGTGCAGCCAAACCATACGGCAGAACGGTTCTTGCGGTTACATCATCGATTTGGAGAATGTCCGTTAGTGCTGTGATTACAGTTGGAATCGGTCTATAAACAATCCGGATATTACCTTCAAACAGGTAATTAATATATAAATCCCGTCTGCCTTCCCATTTATAACCTGAGTTTTGATTGTATGCCGTGCCCTTTTCATTAACGATTTCGTTTATGCTCTTGAAATCGCTAGGCATTTGCCATTTCACCCATGGTCTGTAGTCCGGTACATCTGCCGATAATTCAAATGGTATGCTGAACAAAGCTCTATTTACTGTTTTGTAATAATATGAGCCTGCAAATCTCAGCCTTGATCTCGTTGCACCACTAGAAGGCACTACAACCCCTTTATAGGCCGTGAATCCATTAGGAGTATTAATAGTTGTTATCGTCACCAACGTGTTCCATGAGCCATTGTAGTCCTCTATATACACAGTTCCTACGCGATCTACTTCGAAATAATACGATTTGGCACTACCTGCGCATTCAAGAATGAACTCATCGCCTGTAAACTCCAAAATATCGAATTCACTATTGTTACCGAACAGGTTAGCGATCGGTTTATTCGTTATTTCGTATGTTTTAAACAAATCACCTTGCTTTATCAACTCAGTTTGAAGGATTGTAATGATTCCTGGTGTTTTAACGCTATAACTCACGGTATCAGACGGGCTTATCGTGCCGTTATCTAGCCTCTCGTCAATGAGATCCATTGCAGTATCGAATACTTCCTGTACTGTAGTAGCCATAATTCACCGCCTTATTCCTCTTTAGGATGGTTTTGACGGTAATGGACCATCAAATCGCCCTTGCTTGCTGTCGTATAATCGCACTTTTTGCAAATAAAATGCTTTGTATCCGCAAATTCGTTAATCTGCAGCTCGAGATCATCCGTTAATTCCTCAGTCGGATCGCTTCCATCCGCTGGAGCGCTATCAAATTGATGATGCATACGTGTAATTAATCGCTCATCTTCGGTGATAAACTCACCATTAGCATCAAATCTAATATGCTTTATGGTCCCTATCGGCGGCTTAACGTTAACTAAAAGATGCGGTTCGCCTATGAATTTAACCATTACAACCCTCCTATATACAGAAAAAGGACGGAGCATTTAGCCCCGCCCATTCTGTTACTTATGGCAATTGGATAACTTGAACCACCAAAGCATGGTCAGTAAGCAGACGCTTGCCGGATGCCGGAGTGAAGGTAATCACAATCGAACCGTTATTTTTCTTGTATTTCGCGCCTTCTAAGACAATAGCGCGGCTTGTTGCTTGCGCTACGGAACCCGTCAATGCGCTTCCTGCTGCCCAAAACTCACCGGCTGCAATGGAATACGTTACGCTGCCGTGTGTTGGCCCGTTTTCGATAATGATCGCTACACGTTGATCAGCCTTAGTAGGTGTGATTGTAAATACTTCGGTTGCATCGATAACGGACGATGTTGCCGCATTGTCTACGATTGTGGTTATTGTATTTGTCACTAGCTGAGTATTGCTTGCTGTTACTGCCATCTATAACACTTCCTTATCGTTTATTTGATTAAATTGTTGTTTCAGCAGCGAACGTGAATGTGCCGGTTACGAGTTGATCTGGACGAACCGTTTTACCGCCGTATACATGAAGGCCACGTATGCCTGTATCAAAGCTAGATTCTAGGCGAAGTGATTCAGTATCTATGATTTGGTCCGCATATACAATCGCGTTGTACGCGCCAGCCATTACTTTGGATACTGGAACATCAATACTTCCCGTATTGACCACTTGGTTTGTTACATACAATGTAAATCCAAGCTCCTTTGTCCAAGCGACACCGCCGGTACCGTTAAAACCTTCGTTGATTGAGAACTTAATGCCTGCGAGCTGAAGTTTCAACCTCATCCATGGCGGTGCAACCATCCACATGTCAGACTCCGATACGTTTGCTTCAGACAGCTTTTGCTGCATCTTTCCGATTTCAGATAATACATTCGCCGTTGTGATTGTGGCTGATGTTTGGTAATTTGCATCACCATACTTGCCCAAAATGAACGAATCCGCTGTTTCTTTAAGCTTGTACGCTGCGCGGTCTGCTTGCGATCCTTTAAGATCAACATTCGCCTGTGCTTTCTCAATATCTCCAACTTTGAAAGCGAAGTATTTTTGTTGGTCGATAGTCATTGTAACGCCAGCATCCTGCAATCCTTCGTACGTTACTGTGCCTGCATAGTTATTAATTGTCGGATCTGACAAACCGTTGAAGTAAACGGTATCCCCAGCTTTTTTGATCTCGCCTTCTGGCTCCATGCTGCAAATCTGTTTCGCTACCAGGTTGTCTTCCAACGTGCGGATGATTTTTGTTGTCCATATTTGTGGTACAAATGCTGCGATTGTCATGAGTTACCTCTCCCTTATTTCCATTTTTTCATTGATTCGTTAATTGCTGTCCAGTTGCGGTTTGTTTCACTGATGGACATCTTTGCTACTTGTTCTCGAGTGAAATAAGCAGGATTTCCACCAGTGTTTGTCACTGCGCCTGTTGAAGCTTGAGCGTTATCAATATTTTGTTGCTCGATTTGCTTAGATTTTTCAACCTCAGCAAGCCGCTGTTTAAGCGTTTGGTTTTCGTGCTTAACGAAAGCATCCACCAAGCTTTTCCCGTTGCTTACTTCGTCCCATACGGTCTGTGGTATATCCTTGGGATCAACATCGGGATACGATTCCAAGAAAGCATGGAAGTCTGACTCCTGTTTGGCTCGATCAGCCGATTGCTTTTGCGTATCGTTATACTGATCGCGGAACTTTTTACCCTCTACAAGCTCAGCAACCACATCATCGGGTAGCCCTTGCGAACTGTATTTATTGATCAACTCTTGTTCTTTTACCGCTTGCTTGTACTCAGCTTCGGTTGTGATCTTCTTACCTTGCCACTCGATGTTCTGCTCAGCGAAGTAAGAATCTCTCGCCTCTTGAGCTGCCTTTTTAGTTACTGTTTCACGTTCACGATCAAGGCGCTTTTGAATGATGCTATCAAGCTCCGATTGTGTGAACGTTTTCTCTGCCTTAGTCTCGACTGTCTCCACGCTCGGCTCGGCGTTCTCCGTGTTTACCGCCTGTTCAGTTATTGGTGTTTCGACTATTTCAGAGGGTACTACTGATTCATTGCCTACGTTTTCCATTGTCTTACCTCCACATTTTTAAGCGGCGGTCCGCTGTTTTTATTGCCGAAAGTGAAACGAAAATAGGCCACCGCAGTCTCAACGATAGCCCGTTATTGTGCATTCTGTTTCATGCTTGCTATAGCCAACTTACCTTCAATATCCATTTTCTTTAACGCCGCTTGCTGCTCAAACTTCTGTTGCTCACTCATTTGAGCTTGTTGGGCCGCTAATTGTTCTTGTTTCTGTTGCTGCATCATGGCTTGTTCCTGCTGCGCTTGTTGGCTCTCCTGTTTCTGTGCTGCCTGTTCAGGTGGCTGCATCATCATTTCCATGAGCTGTGCTTCCTGTTCTTCAGGAGGTAGCTGCTGGAGCGCTGCTTGTTGATCAGGCGGCAATGACTCCATAAACCTTGCCATCTGCTCGTATATAAACTGCTGGCGCATGTCCTGATTCTTAATGTCCTGAATCAATTCTTGCTTTTGAGGGATCATGCCAGCAGGAACACGATTAAGATACTGTTCAAATGTGATTCTTTCTGACTGTAGAAGTGCATCCAATGTCTCCATGGCTGTCAGCTCACTCCAGTAGGACGATGGACCAACATCAATTTTAAGTCGGAACTTCATCTTTTTCAGCTTGGAGAAGTCGAACTCACGAATTTCACGTTTGCCCATGATTTCAACATCAATCGACCGTGTACCGTAATAATTCGCCATGAAGTCCAACCACACATAGCCGATATCCTCAACAAACTGGTATAGGTTCTGCTTGATGTTCTCTAGCGGAATTGATGAAGCTTGCTGTACGGCGATGATAGACCGACCTGATGCCGCCTCCGGCTTCACGTTACCCAATAGCGCATCATTGGCACCTAACATTTCTTTCGTTTGCTGTATGGTCAATTCTATCAGTTGAAACACTTGGTTCGACATGTTACCAGGAGTCATATACTGAGCAACATTTCCTATGTTCACTTCAGGACCAGCTGATTCAATGCCAATAGCTGCACCGATCTGATTATTCCAACCGCTCACCATGTTTTTGTTATATATGGCTTTAGGAAAAGCGGTGTGCATCAAGCTCATCATCGCCATTGCAAACATCTTGTTTACGAATACTTGGTTAGGGATAAGACCCGTCCCGAGCGCTTGACCATGATAACTGTTCTTTCTCGAATCCCAATTCATATGCGCCGTAGGATACTCACTTAGTTTGGTGTCCCATTCTTCGCGGATTGTCGTATACTTGGTGATCTTCTTGGCGTAAACCTTTCCATCGCGCTTACAAATCTTGAGTAATGAGGTTGTTTTCCCTGAATTCTCACCTTTTCGATCCAGTTCAATCTTCGAGCGTTCTCCTGATTGATAGAATGTATCCTCATCCGAGCTAATAAGATCTATTTTCTCTTGAGGTATTCCGTTCGCCTTTGCCTGTTCCTTTAGCGAATCAACCAACTCACGCGCAACTATGAGTATGTATGGCTGCCCTTTAGCCTTGGAGTTATTAGGATCGCCATACATGACATTCACATTGTCTACAGTATCAGTCTCGATATCGCCTTTAGTCGGTTGTGCCGTATCAATAAGAGCATTCCACCAAATATAAGCATCTGCATCTCCTGATATAGCAGCATCAAGCAGCCATTGACGCAACTTCTGATTCATTTTGTTCTTTTCCCACAACGTTTCTGAATAGGCGCTGATAAGTTCAGCTGCATCTTTAATGCTCTGTTCATCTTCATTCGCCGGTTCCTCACCAACGTTTTCAGGAACAAACTGCAATTTGGTGTTCTGGCTCATGATTGCTGCAATGAAATAGTTAATGACGCGTTTGAATATGTTGAACACTGGAGTAGGAAGGCCATTAGCAACCACGCCTTGCCATTGCTCACCGGCATAGAACGCTTCATTACGGTTAACTGTCTCATACAGGTTCACACGGTGGTTATAGTCGATTCCTGACTGATATTGCAGCCATTCTGTTGTTATATCGCCAACACGTTTATCTTTACTCATGCTTCACCTTCTTTCTTAGGCGGTTGAAACGGATCGTAACTCATCAGGTTTTGCATACCCTGCATCATCTTATCAGCTTCAATATTTGCTTTAGCCTTCTCAAATGGCTTCGTAATGGTTGGTACGATAGGTTGGATGGGTTTATCCTGCCTAATGCCTAAACCATCTTGCAAGCCCCTTCTATACGCCCACAATGGAACGATGAAAAGGCACAGCCCGAAGACTATGCCCATGATTGCGTATTCCATTAGTTCCATCCTCCTGCAATGTACGAATCGTCTATTTTGTTGCCTGTAAATGCGTTCGGCTTTGGCTTCTCGGAGTTAAAGTTGTACGTTTTCGTTGACGTATCCGGTATCGTACCGGCGAAATAAATAAATCGGTTTAGTGCTTGGCTCATCGCATCAACTTGATCATCGTTTTTACCATTTGGGAAGCTCGCTGCTTCTTCAACAAAGTCATGTATCCATTCCGCTTGTCGCGGTAGGTACACGTTTCCTGATTCAATATAGGCTGACACAGCATTAACCCTTGTAATCTTACCACCATCCGGATTAATTTCGACTATCCCACCTATTTCACGTTGCAATGTCGATATGATTGCGGAACCATTTGCCTTATCCTCTACAAGCTTAAGCGATGCCTTAGGATGCTTGGCGACCATATTACGAATTGTCTGTAGCGTAGCTGGGAAGTTCATTTTCGCTCTCGATTGGTCTATTAAGTACATATCCGCTTGATTCTTGCCCCACACTTGAATGACTACGTAATCACTTTCGTCCTCGTCCTTGAATGCAGCATCCACACTAATAAGCTGAGATGCCATCGGCGGAAGAACATCGTAATATTTCCACCAATCACGTTTTAGCATGTTACCTTCTTGGCTCGTCGGCCTACCCTGATACAATGCATTAAATGATGATGGATACCGTTTTCGCGACTCAATAAAGTCGTAACTGTATCGCTCCGGCCATAAAGGTTCACCGGGGTCACGACCAATCAAATCTCCTTCCTCAGCTTCAAGTGGAAGGTTTATCATATTCATCGGAATCGGTTCGCCGTATTCAGGATTTTGTAACCTTCCTACCAAATCATCCTCATGCCATCGAGTCATGATGAAAATACAAATAGCCCCAGGGTGTAACCGAGTGGAGAATGAATCTATCCATTCACCCCACATCTTATCTCGGTAAACCTCGGAGTCAGCTTCTTCACGGTTCTTAATGGGATCATCTATAATCATCAAATCGGCACCTTCACCTGTTACACCGGCTAAGATACCCCTTGAGATCATACCGCCTCGCGTTCCGTCTATATCCCAATCAGATGATGACTTGGATGATGGACTTAATTCAATTCCAAATAACTCTGCTGCAAACTGCTTAACTTTCTGCAAATTCTTCTTCCCGAACTTCTGAGCGAATGTCGTGTTGTACGAACCCTCGATCACTCGATCATTTTGAAAGTGTCCAAGGTAGAAGCTAGGTAATGTTTCGGTTATCGTCATTGATTTACCATGTCGCGGTGGAATTGAAAAACCGATGTATTGATTCTCCATCGGAATCTTACCGGCAACCATAGCTTTCTTGCGTTCAATAGCTTCTTGAATAATATCTGTTATGAAAAGTCCATGGCGGCTCTCTTTGAACAAACCACTGTGGACATATTTAACGTAGTCATAGTAATTACTTTTTGCTTGCTCCTTCTCTTCTAGTTCAAGAAGAGCGAGCAGTTCCATTTCCTCGGCGGCGGTTAAGCTCATCTATCCTCGCCCTCCGTTCGTCCGGTGAAAGGTTCGTTAAGTCGGTGTTCATGTTGTTGTTATTCGCGTCCACTCTCATCTTATCGTTGAACATACCTAAATGACGCCCAATACTCTCAAGCGCTTTGTTGGAGGCTGATAACTCTCCAATATCTCTAGCCAGCTTGTGATTCTCAATAAACTCTTTTATAACCCATTCAGCCGTTACTTCTGTCTTAATCTCAAGCTTTTTCTGCTTTGATTCAATGTACTCGGAAATGTTAGGATTTGTTAGGAGATCACTCGCACTCGATCTAGCAGCTGCTTCGGAACATTTGTAACCGGCACGAAGGTAAGCCGCTGTAGCGTTCATATCTATGAGATACTCGTCTGCAAATTTCTTTTGCTTATCCGTCAATGCCATCATTCATCACTCCCCCTCTATTTCATCCATCCACTCTTTCGCTAGGATCAGCTTAATGTACTCTAGCATGCCTAATGTCTCAGCATATGTCGGACCTCCATCATGCTCATACTCAATTGAGCCGTCAATCTGGTTCATCGTAATAATGATCTTCTTCTCCAACGTCATCACCTCCAAAGAATGCCCACATCGCAATGCGCCATAGGATTAAGTTACATACTGCATATATTGATATTGCGTCAAGGTCGGTCATGCCATTATGGTATGTCTTCTCTGCTTTCCAGCTCGTACAACTCTTGTCCGCAATCAGGACATTCAGTCATGTCGTCAATGTCCATCCCATCAGGAATGCCTTTGGAACATGATTCAGAGTCCCATTTGCATCTATCGCAATATTTAAGCTCCATTGTTTCATCTCCCTATAACGCAAAAAGCCCTACAACGGCGTAGGACTTAATGCGAAAGTATAACATTTGTCACGTCAGTGGATTGGGATACACTTAACGACGAGGACTGTTCGATTTAAATTTATGCGAAGCCCGAAAGGACTATTGGTCTCACGTTTCCGTGGCAATCGGGCTTATCACCGTAATAATGCAAATGAGATACAGCGCACTCACCATATCCCACTTGCCTGAATGTCGCGTGAATGCAACGTGTACAGGCGATAACATTCATCGTCAGCATCCTATGAAACAATTGTACTTTCTTTATGGTGCAACATGTGTGCGTTAAAAGTGCAAATTAGAATAACATCGTGTTGTTGATTTTCTCCGCATGGTGGAAGTGTTGCGATCCCTTTGCATAAGTATCCTCAATGTGCGGCGGCTTGATAAATCTGAAGCATATCTCCAAACTCGATAGCGCCGATTTGTGACGACTTTTAATCGTCCGTATGCTCAAAAACTTCTTATCAGCTATCTCCTGTAACGATAACTTATCCATCCACTTGAGCCTGATTACACTCTGCTCGTCGTCTGTAAGTGTCTGTAAGCCATCCTCAATGTCTCTGACTACTTCGGCATACGAATGATAGTCCATCCTGTCCTGAAAGCTCGTATGCCCCATATCGCCCATCCGACTGTTAGGCGCAAAGAATAACTCCGCTGCTCCTGATCCACTCGGCATGCCGTCATAGTTTGCTATGCCAGCTCCTGCTCGTGGTCGGTGTCGCTCATATTGGTTTACTGCGTATTTGTAGTTACGGTAGTTTTTTAGGAGCTCAGTTACGTTCTCTCGATTCACGCTGTTCCCTCCGTTCCTGTCTAATCTCCTTTATTACCGCAATGATTAACATAGGAATTACGACAGGCCACATATACCATTTGATATCGAATCCCAACATTTCCTCACCTACTCATCGTCTTCTGTTGATCCACTGTTCTGATAAATTGACCAATCCTCTGCTAACATATCCGTTTGACTTGCTAGCCATCCGACCACGATTGATCCGTCCGCCGCCTTCATGTCAATGTGAGAGTTTATCGTCACAACTGGATCTCCTCCCTCGCCTTGGTAACCAACATGGTCTAAAGCTTCGCCGCGCAACCTTGATGATGGTACATCAGTTCCTTTAACCAAGTAGATAAACATGCCTTTTCCATTCCATCCCGCTCTAAAGGCTTTCTCGCCTGCTTTCAATCCCTGTAACGCTTCTCCAAAGTTCATATATATGCTCCTTTGTTGAGCGCCCTGTTAGAGGCGCCCTTGTATGTTTAAACTGCTACTTTATATGTCTGTTTCATCTGAGCTACTTCGTGCTTGAGCTCTTCAAACTCTTGTCGAGTAACCGGCGCATTGCTTTCGTGTACAGTTCCGTGTTCATCCAGTCCAGCGGTTGACTCTTCTTGAAAGGGTAATTGCGGTACTACCAGTGAGATATTTGCCATAGCTTCTTCAGCCATTCTTGCGGCCTCAATAGCTTTTTGATTTTCCAGCTCGGCGCGAAATCGTGCGGCCTCGTCCTCGTTGAGCTCCCGATATTGTCCGATATTGAGCAGCGGAATGTCGATTGTTTCGCTTGTTTCAGCCAATTCAGCTGTGTAATGTGTCCGCACTTCCAACCCGCGCTCATTGATTTTCCAACGTTTGTTATAAATGGCCGGCTTTTTGTCGTGCAGTTTTTGTGCAATCTCTGCCAGGTTAGTGTTAAGATTTGTCGCTACTGGTTTCCCTTGAGATTCCAATTGTGTCCGGAGCGCGGTGTTGTCTGCTGTTAAACGCTTGATTTCTTCTTGCGCGTTAAGTAACTCTGCTGCCGCTGCATCGCGCCGTGCTTCCATATCGGCAAGTTTATCGCTAAGTTCGTAACTTAATTTACGTGTGTTCTCGAGTTCTTGCACTTCTTCCTCAAGCTGCTCCACCTGTGATTTGTAGCTGCCGAGTACCGTAGCATGCTGTTGTGCCATGTCCCCAACGTACTTTTGAAAGTATGCTGATACGATCGAATATTCTTCAGGACCTTTTACCAATTCCCGAAGCACGAAAGGTATTCCAGCCACCTCGATGCTGTCGAATTGATTCGTCAATTCCGTTTGTGCGTCGATTGCTGCTTGTTCCGATCTCAGCACGGCCAATTTTGCCTGCACCGTCTCCAGTTCGCCCTTCAACGCGCTGTATTGATATTGATCCAATGGTTCCGTTTGAGCTATTCTTTCAATTTCGTTGGTGTAGTAGATTTCTCTTTCTTCCAGTGCTTTAATATCCTGCTCTAATTGGCTCATGTGAAACCTCCGATTATCATATTAATTTAGTTAGAGAATGGCATATAAAACTTCCTCATCCTGTTTGCCGCAACTGTCGCCTCACCTAATTCATCATATCTGCCAAAGTAATACATCTTTTTATTGATTTGACAAGAAACGGCCCATTTCCCTTGGTTCAGGGATACATTTCTACACCCACTAACTCCTCTTCCGATATTGGTCTTTTTATTTTGGGTATTTTGAGAATACGTAGCATATCTAAGGTTCTTTCTTCTGTTATCCAGTGAATCATGATTCCGATGATCAATGACGCGTTTCCCATGATTTTTCTTTATAAGCCTGTGAATATAGATATTTTCCCTCTTATTTTTACCTTGAACTTTACCAACCACATAATGACTTCCCGTTAAAGGACTTTTGATTGCGCACCATGTGTTGGGGTACGAATTCACCTTGTCAAAATCTTTTAAATCAATTAAGCATTCCAAAACTTCTCCTTTGGAGTGAATGAAAATTGCTACAGTATCGCCTCGTATTTCGTAACTGTTTTTCATTATTCCCCCTCCTCAAAAGAGTCATATTCTTACTTATTATTATACCATAAATACATTCCTATTAATACCTATAAATCCAGTGACCACAAGGCTTTACAGCGATTTTAACAAATAATTCATCTCGTTAATGATGTCACAAAAATCCATATCACATGCAGGCGGGTCCCTCACTTCAGTACCTCCCATACATCTCAATATTCAGTAGGTGTTCATTCTCCTAAACCGAACGGGCCTGTTGTAACGCTTGCTTGATGTGGTCGAAGATCGATCTCAACCTCTTTCTCGAATGTCCAGTACACAGTTGCATGATCACTCTTAAAACATTCATCCAGCAAAGCTTGTATCTTATCGACTACATCCTCGGTAACACAATCTTTAGCTCGATCATCCCAGCCTTCATACATTTCATCGTTTTCATTTTCAAAATAGCGATCCAGCATCCCTTCTGCATCAGGCTTCCAACGGTGAAGTTTGATGGTGAACCATTTAGCAGATTCGTGATGCGGCTCCCCCAACTCCATTATTTCGCGTTTAAGTTCTGCGACCGTATATTTGCAATTAACTTCCTCCTGCCCAATCTCTACATCATCCGGCAATTCTGATAGCTTCAACATTTTAATTCCTCCCATGTATTTGCGTATTCAACCTGTGTTCATTATTTTGTGACTGAAAATGAGTAGGTCACATGCGTATGAACAGTGATATTCTTCTCGCATACACACTCAGTCTGATACGGTTCTTCTGAAACCCATGCATCTAATTCTTGGGCTAACTCTTGTTCATGGTCGTATCCGCAGTAAGGGCAAATTATTTTCATTTCAGTTGGCAAATTCATTCCCTCCTCATGTTCTTCCGTATTCAAAGCCTGACCATCATCCCCAAATTAACCAACCTATAAAAATACCTAACAGCAGAAACGGAGAACCAAGAATGCAGACCACTCTCATAAACCCCGCCATATCAAACAAGTTACCCATACAAAACCTCCTCAAGTTCATCCGTATTCATTCAGATACTTAAAACTCTCCCAAATACTCCGCAATCTTATTCCCCACATAAGTGTTTGGCTTTCTCTCAAACTGCTCATAAATTCTTATAGAGTTACTGGATACGCCTATCAGCTTTCCTAATGCCTTTTGAGTGAGTCCGCGTGCTTTGCGCCTGCGTTTCAACCGTTCGCCGTACATCATGGGTTATGATCCCTGCTCGTATTTCTTGACTTCCTCGTCACTTTCCAACTCATCCATAGCTCGTTCAAGATCCGATAAATGAATCATGTCACCAGCGACTACCATATGCGGAATATCCTTTTTCAACAGGTTCCACATCAATTTCCAATCAGGTCCGTTTATCATGGTTTTTGCCTCCTAATTTAGACTCGCTGTATTAAGCAATCATCTCTGAGTATCATTGCTTGCCACTTGTTTAATGCTCTCAAGTTAATTTTCAGGTCCGATGCATCAATTTCCATGCTTGTAACACACTCCACGTGATCAATTACATCGTCAATGTACCGAAAAAATCGCTCTTCTTTTTCAATCACTGTTCTGTACTTGTCACTACGATTTGGCTTATCCGTCGTTAAGCTCCTCTACGCCCCTCTTGACGCTTCTGATTTTCTATCCTGTGTTTATCCGTTTGAGTATTCCAAAGCGATTACACGACCAGCCACACGCCTTAAATAACGTTCCTGAGAGTAGCCTAGTAATCTATTAATCTCTCGAATGCGATTTTCGATCCTATCCGACCCCGTTGAACGTACCCCAAGCCAGTCTAGTTTGCGTTGTAAGGCATCTCTTTCTGCTACGAGTTCGTTTTTACTCATGCTCCAACCTCCTCGATTTCAATTTCTATGCGCGGCTGATCGCTATACCACTTGCTGCTGGATTCCTCTACCACTCGGTTATCATCTTTCCAAGCGATTCCGTTGAGAGCGTCGAAACAACCTTTTACGACATTGTCGATATCCGGCTTAACTATAGGACGCTTTGTGCCAGCCCTAGCAGCCGCCTTATCCGCTTTGGAGTATGATTTGGGTATTGGGTAGTAAAATCGCATTCGAACGCTTACAGGGGCATCTATGGCGGTCTTAATGTGTTCTCTGACTGCCCACCCGATCTGATTCTTATATGCTTTGTATCGTTGAGCATAAGTATTAGTCCATTTACTGCGTTGTGTAGTCCTTACCGCGCCCATTGGAGTTATGTCGATTGTTATAATCATGTTTGTTCTTCCTCCTTCAAATTCACCCAAATAACCGCCCCTTGTAGGTGCCTATAAGGTATTGGCTCAGGGTAGATTACTGGCGAACTCAACTCCCACGCATAGCATTTTTTGTACGGGATATCATAATCTGCACTTATGCGGTGATTTTTAAATCCCTGATACATTGCTTCTTGCGTAACTTGGAAACAATTTGTTAATACCGCCGTTCCAAATATCATTCCGCTACCACTTTTTATTAGTGCGATTGTTCCGCGAATCTTTGTGTTAGAACCTCGTATCTCCCAAACTTTTTCACCTGATAGGATCTTCTCAACCCATGGCGACTTGATGACTAATCCTTTCATGACCGTTCATCCTCCTTGGGTAAAAGGTGAGGGTGTTCGTATATGTTGCCTTTTACAACGTGGTAGTTCGTTCCAATATTAACCTCTGGCATAGCGCCACTTTCAAGATGCAATCTAAAACCACTTCCCGACCAAACAACTCGCCCCCTAACAACTTTCATTCCTCCATACTCACCGCTGTCAGCCCAATTAATTTGTTCTGTTTCGATGACATCATCTTCGTAAATCTCATTTCCTTTCGCATCTTTTAATCCTGTATATTGCATCAATGGGGCATCTACCCAAAGCCCTGAGGATTTCATGTACTTCACTCGAATCTTTCCACCGTCCACTTCGCCTATTAAGTCGTCCCCGTTAATGTTTATTTCTTCAAAGTTATATGACATCTCTTTCCGAACAGGGTTCCAAGCCCGAAACTTAATCTCCCTAGGCAATGTCATCCCCTCCCCCTACTGTGTAACGCCTATATGGTGATTTCTGCCTTTCACTTTCCTCTTTGCTCATCAGCTTCTTGTTTACTTTCTTGAACGGCGTGACTACAGGCCTGCTAGTACGTGTATGTTTGTCCATTGTCATGGGTATCAGCTCCTTAATATTTTCAATATTCCGACTATTAAAATCCTATACAACCCTATAAGACCCTGTACGGCCTACACTTCACTCAATCCCTAGTACTTTTGCTATTTGCTCCAACGTTTCTAGACTGCACTTACTAAAATCCGTGTTTGATATATCTGATCTTAATCCGCTCAAACGAATACGGTTTGTCACTTCTTCTGTTACTGGTTCCAACCGATAACTTTCCCATGAATCAATTTTGCAATATCCGTTTTTGAAGGTTCTATTTTCCTGTGTTTTAATTTGCTTTGTCGGGGTTATCTTCACAATCTCATCGATTTCATAACCTCTCCACCTTGATTCATAGCAAACTTTGTCGCCTACCTTCAATGAGTCTAGCCACGCTTCCCTCTCTATGTGTTCCAACTCTCATCGCTCCCTTTTTTGTGTCCTTCACGCCCTACCAAGTGTTTTCTTCTGGCATCACTTCGGCCATTAGTTCGTAATATTCTCCACCAGTTATATGTGTAGCGACTCCATCAGGAAACTCAATTCTCAATTCTTCTATCGTTTTTTCTTTTTCCTCTACGGACTTTGCCATAAACAGAGCCACTAATCTACCCGACTCTTCCATTTTGAAATGCATGACATTCTCACTCATTCTCCATCGCTCCCTTTTTGTTTGTATCCATCTCGCCCAGGATGCTCCTCCATACCGAAAGCCTCCATCCCTCTGCGTATAAATTCGTTGTAATCTTTTTCGTATAGCTCGTAGTCGTCGTGTTTGGTCATGCAGATTCCTCTTCCAATGCGGCTAGTAGCGCTGCACGACAGATAGCTAAGGGCGCGTTCGACGCTGTTGCTGTGTGTGCCTTCTCACTATCTGACGTTGGATAAATCGTTGCGTTAACAGTTACATGACCGGCAAATATTTCGACTCTTTCACAAATCATAAGAGGGAATTGTTCTAATACTTCCCACGCTGCTGATATGTCGGTTGACGGGCTGTTGTGAAACGACCATTCATAATCAGGCAGTCCGTTACTGTCGTGGTGGTACCAAACCTCTTCATCACCGTAGTATCTTTTTTCGGCGTTGAATATTTTCTCCATCACCAACACGTCCATCTCCCTACCTGCATCCATCTCCAACACTTGCTCTCTTGTTAATGTCATTTTGTTTCCTCCCTTACTGCACGTTGCGATGCTCTCCAATTTTCATAACTTTGTTTATACCAACTCTGCCATTCATCTGTTTCCTTCACACGTCCGCGGCATTTGAAGCAAGCCGCAAATCCTACCATAGAGAACTGTATAACCTTGCATCTGCTACTTTTATATCCGCACTCATAACATAAATACCTTTTAGGCTCTTTCATGCTAGCCTTCCTCCCTTAACCTGTAGTTAAGCTCCCTACCGCCCTGTATCTCCACGCGGAACTCCTTGCACATTTCAATAATTCGGCTGCCTAAGCCCTCGTCTAAGTTCAGCAGGTAATCCTCGTTGCGTTCTGTCGATACCATGATTGGCATGCGCTCTTTATAGCGATAATTGATGATTTGAAATAATTTCTTAATCTCATAAGCGCTTGGAACGGTTGGCGGTTTAAATAAGTCGTCGATGAAAAGCAGATCCACCATTTGCATCTTTTCAAATCGCTTGTTGTTAACATCATCTTTGCTCATGTCGTCCTTAACCATTTCCATCGTTTCAACCCATGGTACGTATAGGACTTCTTGGCCTTTATCCAGCAAGGCGTTTGTTATCGCTGCAAGAAGGTGAGTTTTTCCGCACCCCGGCCGTCCCATTAGCGTGATGCCATTGTTAGGAGTCTGCCGAATATCATCGAAACAGTTGTAATAAATAGCTGATTTTCTGTAGGCTCCTGCAATTGATGGCGGTAGATTATTTGTTTTAAACGTTGCAAACGTCATTTTCCGAAACGCCGGTGTTATTTGGCTCATTCTCATGATTCTTTCTGTCTTGACTTGCTCAAGGCACACACACACCTTCCAGTGATCCATAATGACCTCTACAGGTGACCCATGAACCGTTTGAACGACAGGAGACTTTACGAAATGACCGCCTTCATCCTTGCACAGCTGGCAGCGATATAACGACATCGTCCCACTTTCCTCTGTGGACTTTTGATTCTCCTTGCTGTGTTCCAGTCCACGTTGAAGCATTTCCAACAGCCTTGATTGTTTGATTGCTTCCCCCAGACCTATCATTCCAACTTGTTTGAGCTCCCCCACTGTTTACACCTTCCTTTGGTTTATTCCAAGGCTCATCTATCCCACTTGTTTTATAACGATCAAGAATACTTTTAACGTATGGAAGATTGCGTTTCCCGTAATAGGCAGCTTCTTTCATCGCCTCGCATACCCACCGTTCGCTATAGGTATCAATAAAGTCTCCGATCTTCTCTCCTATGATTGAACTTAATGTTCCAAATCCTTCTGATTCGAAAAGTTTGAAAGGGTTAACGATTGGCACTATAGCAGCTGTAGTAGTAGATTCTTTTAAGTTCTCTAAGTTCTTTACATTCTTGTATGTGTCAGTTTGCTGTGGTTTTGCTGTCAGACTGTTGTCAATCTGTTGTGGTTCTGCTGTCAAAGTCTCTTGATAGTCAGACCACTTAACCAGCGTCACTACTGAGTATTTGTTGGTTGAGTTGATGTCAAGATCGCCCCACTCTTCCAAACGTTTTAGCCAACTCCACAGCGTAGTATCTTTAATTCTTTTACGTGGCGACAAAGCTGCATTATACTCCTGATGCAAAGCAAATCTTCCAGTCACAAATTGGCCAACCAATATGGGAACTTCTTGCCGATCAATAATTGCTATCGTGTCCTTATGAGCTGCTTTTGTTAAACACAATATCCATAATCGAAGAATGTCAGGATCAGCAAACTTTGAACTATTTACTATCTGTCGATGAAGCTTTATCCAGCCGGACATTGACTACACCGCCTGTTCATAAGAAGGTCGCTTGCTGCCGATCTTCTCCTCAATCGCCTGTATGGCAAACTCTTGCATGCTGATTTGATTTTTAGCGCAGAAGACTTTTATTTCATTGTGAAAGTTCTCAGGCATACGAACCTTAAACTGCTTGTTTTCCATACTCTCACCTCCGTTTGGTTCATTAGTATCATGGTACCACATTACGCAATATGTGTATAGCACTACGCAATTTATTATCAATTAGTATATTTTTGCGTAATAATGAGTATGATAGAATTAATCTATCGAAATGAGTGGTTGGTATGATAAAAGTTAAGTTGTCTGAATTAATGGGCTTACATAAAGTGAAAAGTTTCTCTCAACTGGAGAAAGAGACTGGAATCACACGTAAAACTTTGACTAAACTGTACGATGGTGAAGGCAAGGGCATTGAGTATGTGACACTCAGCGCCCTATGCCAACGTTTTGAATGCACTCCTAGCGATCTGCTGGAGTTTGTTCCTGATAGAGGGGAGTGAATTACTCCTTCTCATAATTTCTGCAACTGTGACGGTATAACCAATCATCGTAGTTGAAGCCTTTCTCCCTTTCTTTATCAGCGCATCTAACAAAAGTTCTATGTCCTTCTTGTCTTTCTGCTTTGAACTTGCATTCTGTACATGGAATTGTAGCCATCTCTATTCCTCCTACCAAGTTTCTTCCTCAATTATCAATTCGCTACTCGATGGATACCTGCGTGTCCAATAACGCATATGTGAGAAGCTATAAAGGTTGTCATAAGGCCTGAGTAAGTACCAGGTACCGCCAAGCAATCGTCTCCACCACTTAAATCGCTTCATCTCACTACCTCCTATTCCTCAACATCCACCACAATCCATCAAAATTCCTCATTAACCGCAATAGCTTTGCTTTAACGTGAATTCGCAAGGTGAGCCAAAGTGGTGCTTTGCAATATTGGATATTACCGTTTTCGTCAATTTTGCTCATCTGGTACCTCTTCAAGCCACGGACAAGTTGATTCAATCCATGCGATTAATTCAATAGCTGTTGATTTAGAAGCGTCTGGAACAGGGAAGTCGTATAAAGCCTGTATCAATCCTCCTAATTTCTTTTCAGCATCTATGGCGCGGTCTATGGCGTGTATAGCAATCGTTTCGAGATATGTCTTCTCGTGCTTCTGACCGTTGTGTAAGTTAGCTATGTGTTCGATCATATCCTTTTCAGCTTGCAAATCTCTTTTCTCACTCATAATGCGGAGCTCCCTTTTTAAACTGTATTGTGTAATCAACGCTACCTTGGCAATAAGGGCAATGCAGCGTAAAAGTGTTCTTACTGTCATCGAAGCAGCATTCTGGAGGATTAACTTTGAACTCCGTTCCGCAATCGCACTCTATATCAATCCATATTTTCATGAGCATCTTCCTCCACTATTTCATGCCGATCAGGCTTATATAAAAAGTAACTATTTGAGATAAACGTATCGTCTATCTCGGGGAGTGGTTTGCTTCGTTTGATCTCCTTACCTTGACGGTAGAGGATTAATCTGTACATGAGAGAGTTGATAGTACAGAATGAATATGAAATACGACATCAGGCATAGTGATTAATTCGAGTTCGCCATCATGCACGATTTCGTGCAACGCTTCCTTCATCGCCTTGTGTTCGCCTTTCAATTCGTTGTAATGTTTCTGCCAATAAGCTGCTGATCGGCTTGCGTCCTCTATATGTCCCTCGTACCATATTGCTCTCCATTGTTCATCGTAAAATCCATCTAGCAGAGTTTTGAGATCCGGCGTTTTGATGTGGACGAATACGAAACCTTTGGATATATCCGATTGAGCTTGGTTTATGACTTGCTGGAGGTTATTCATACCGGTTCCCCCTCTTTCATCATTCTTGCAAAGTCCGCATCAACCATTAGCTTCTTGCTACCGTTGCATGTCTCGCATGTTTCTTGCTCCGGGTATCCGCTCCAACGGTGTGTGACTGTCCAACCTGCTCCATCACAGTTAAAACAATCTATTTCCACTTGACCGGTTTGCGCTTCTTTTATCTCATTTATCATCTATCTCATCTCCTAATAGGTTTATAAGATCCTTTACGACCTCCGCTGTCGCTAGGTGATTCAGTCGATTTGGAGGCCTTCGGCTATTTAGTCACTCTTCATCTTCTTCAGATTCGTTTGCATAAATATAAACCTCACTTGTTGCATTGCATTCGTGGCAATCAAATGTAGTGGAGCTAGATTCTAAATGTTCAACACGACGACCGCACCGAGGACAAAAGTTGATATAGCCGGCCTTCCAATCTTCTTCTGAACAGATAGGTAAAACAACGAACGGCATAAGAGTATCACGGTGTTTGAATACATGCGCTGCCGCGTCCTCTCTTGCTAATTGGGCAGTCGTTTCTGTGTTCATTTCAGCTGTTATAGTTATGCCAGATGCAGTCTGACCGATCGATCTGTATATCAATTTTTTTCTTCTTTCATTTCAATTCCTCCAATAGGTTTATAGGTCAATCCCTCTTAATTTACGTTTATAGCGAATGCCAGCAGGATCTCCATCAAGCCAGCGATGACATGGAGTGCATGCGTGAAGCAAGTCCTCGACGGTGGTCTTGTGAGTCAAATGTTTGCGCGAGGTAATGTGAGCGCGTTCTGTCGCTCTAGCCGAGCTACAAAGCTCACACACGCCTTCTGATCGCTCCTTCAACTGTTTGTCTACCTTGGCGCTAATGTCGCCCATTTGCTTCTGTGTGAGCTTTACGCGTGTCTTGGCTGTTTGGGATGCTTTGGTGACTGGTCGGAATGGTAGAGTCATATTAGAACCTTCCCCACGTTTGATAATCAGCCTCCGTCATCTCGTAAGCTGCTTCTCTATCAACTTCAGCTTGCCATTCCTTCCTTATTGCTGGATAGCAAACATCGCAACAGGTTTGACCAGCGTGTAATCGATATCCATGAATAGTGTGATGTGCTCTTTTTTCTTTACAAATTGCACATTTAACTGGTGTTTCGTATCGTTTTTTTCGTTTTAACGCCATCTTTTTATCCTCCTATGCTGGTATCTTTTGTTCATCCAAGAATTTAATAAGCTCGTTTACTTTCGATCTAGGAAGTTCGGCTAGGCTTGTTATTGTCATGCCGAGGAATTTGTTAATCTCGTCATTACCAGAAAATCCAGCAGCCCTACGCTTAGCTCTAAGCATCTTTACTTGGTTCTCTGTTGCTAGATTGACATCAGACGGGTTTGGTTGAGTTCTAGGCTGTTCTACTCTCTCTTTTGGAGGTTCGGTTGCCGATGGTTTAGGATCTTCATACGGCGCTTCAGGCGCTTCTGTGTGTAATTTGTATTCGTATCCACCAGGTAATGCCCAGTTCGGCAATTTTGGCGTGTGTTTCAATCTGAATGATCTTCCCGCTGCAACAATTTCTACCCATACGTTCTCAAGATTGTATAGATAGCGCCCGATCCCCCATTGATAAGCCGCCCGTTTCATCGCATCGGACAAGCCGCCCTTAACAGCTTCTGTGTTGCTGTCGTCCGCTCCATCCCATTTAGTGATCCATTCACCATCGACTTTAACGCTGATTCCGCATAGTTGGCTGGTATTCTTCCACTCACGAAATTCGTTACGCCATCCAAATGCTCCAAACACCTCGTCTAAGCGATTTTGTATAGCGCGGTTCGTTATATATGCCAGAGCAATTCCTTTCGTTTTATCGCCATTTGTAGAGCCTACGCGCCATTCTATTTCCTCTGGCAGGAATGGATCTTGCAGACGCTTCATAATTTCACGCTCATCCATCCTCTTGCACCTCCTCATAAGTTATTTTTATTGGCTGTAAATAGTAATCTTCTACATTAGAAGGACCGTAATGACCGTTTATGAACGTCTCATAGTCCTCTTCACGATTGAAACGTAACGCTGACTTTATATCCTTGGCGATCTCTAATCGCAATGTAACCATCATGCCGTCTGAGCGGCGTTTTACTATGTTGGAGAAGTGAGTTTCCATTGCCTACCCTCCTGTGGTAGAATAGCTGTATAACCTTTCGTTTTAACTTAAAGGCGCAGCGACAACTGCGCTTTTTTCTTTTGTGCCGGCATCAACTCTTTAAAGTTAAGAAGCATCAATTCTGCTATCCTCTTTCCATTCTTGCGATTTCTCCATTTGCTCCCTAATTCGAAGTAACTCATATCCTCTTCTTCGTTAAAAGGAAGAGCATCCCACCGTTTGGCATCTTCCTTATCCGCTTCATGAACTGTCTTTGTTTTAAGCAGAATGTTTGACACGGTGCATCACCTCTCCAATCGTTTCGTATAGCGGTTCATGATCCCACTCGGGGTAAAACTCGCGAAACTGTTCAAACGTTGGATTGTTTCCAGCTTCCAGTTCATTTTCAGTCCAGCTACTTACGACAGTTTTGAGAGCGGAAAGTATTTCTTCTTTCTCAAGTTCGATTAAACCCAGCCATATTTGGCGTACTTCAGCTTTCATCTGTTCTCTTTTGTAGCCGCCTGGAAGGTAACGCTCATTCATTTGGTTGCTCCTTTACATCAACTTCCGTCCCGTCATCGTAAAGTTTCATGTGTTCTGCAATGGCTTCCTTTGACGTTCCGATGTACATGTGTGTAACTCTTTCGATTCGAGCTGTCTTATCAAGCAAAGCAATTCTTTGCTCTGTAGTTTGGTAATTTTCTTCGCAGATATAGTTGATGCATTCTTGCTTTCCATTTGGATATGCCAGAGTCCAATTCGCTAACTCTAAAGAATCGATGTTATTCATGAGCAATTCTTTCAACTCTTGATTTTGCTTGTATAACAATTTGGCAACCTTCTTCATAGTTGCTTCATCCATTACGACACCGCTGTACATTGCAAATGGGAAATTAAAATATTGTTTAATAGCCCTCATGCTGCTCCACTCTCCCTATCAATGATCTGTTTAGTACTCCACACAAGTTCCCTCTGCATCTCAGCTGCTACAACCTCTTTTTCATACTCAGCTCCTGGATGCAACTGCTCGTAATGCTCGTCTAACCGTTCCAAAGCTTCCTCCATAGGTAACAGCTCCGTTTTAAGCCACTTTACAAGGCCTTCTGCGTCCCATTTACCGCTAGTCTCACAACGGCGTAGCTTTTGAATGGCGCCCCACATTGCTTCGAACTCAGACGGCTTGTCCTGACTTGGAATGTACGTCATTTTTCTTTTCCTCCCTAAATCCCTTATTTTTTAGGAACTTGATATATCGGTCCTTGCTACTCCAGCAGATTTCCTCTACCGTTTGTGTCCAGTGAATGATAGGTATATCTGTTTGAGCGAATTTATAGCTTTTGTCAAACGTCACCTCGTCACCAACGAATTCGTATCGTTGATATACGTCTGCGTCTGAATCGTATTTAGAAAGAATCAATTGCGTATGCCACCTTTTCTTGACCATGGGTCACCTTGGATTGGATATCTTACATGCTCGGGACGCGTTACTGGTTGAACTCTATGCCGCATCTTGCTCAGCTCCTTTGGTTAAATGGTTGATAATGCGTAGTAATAAGCGGTCTAAGTCGCCGTAGTTGTCATCAATGTACTGGTGGAGCTCGCCGTGCTCCTTGTGGTCTTGGAGTTGGGAACGTTCATTTAGGATTTGGCGTATGAGATCAGCCATGGTTATTGCGCTACCTCCCTTAAACTCGCTTCTTGTGAATATGGCATGTATTTTCTTCGCGCTTCGATGGCTGCCTGATTAGCTTCATTAATGTCGCGGAAATAGCCTATATGTTTTTGTTTGCCTTCAAACCTTATTGAAACCTTCCACATGTCACGATTTTTATACCAACTGACGTTCCTGTATCCACTGACATTATGTTTGTCTAAATTCCGATTTTGTCTATTCTCAGCACTGGTGATAACACGCAAATTTTCGTCTGTGTTGTTAAGAGTATTTAAATCAATGTGGTCAACTTCCATACCATCCAGAGCATATGTCAACCATCTGTGTAAAGAAATTGTTTTTCGTTTACCTTTTCCTACCACTATTGTCCCTTGTACATAAAATGTTTGATTTTTATTATCGAAACTAACATGCCAACTACTAAATTCATTAGCTCGTTCAAGGCTTTTGGTACTAATTAACGTCTCGTGAAGTCCGTGTGTTTTGCTATTGATAATGATGGCAGTAACATTGCCGCGAACTTCATATTTGTTCCTCACTTGCTATCCCTCCAATGATTTAATTCTTCTTCTAGTGCCTCAATTCTCAGATGTGCTATTACCATTTCTTCTAAAGTAATTGGTAATGTTTCTTCAAAGAATTCGACCATGATGTTCAATCGTTCGTGATAACTCGCTTCTCTGTAGGCTTTTAAGGCTTGCTGAGATGCGTATAGTGCGTGGTTCATGCACTTTTAACTTTCTTACCTTGTCGCTGTAGCGCTGGTATTAAGTGACGGTTTATTGCATCTGCTATGAGCTTGCGTTGTGCTTCTGTCATTGGTTATGTCTCCTTTCAAGTTTCTTATTGATGAGGGCGCTTTTCGTTTTCTTTCTTGGCTTTTGCTAAAAGTTTATAATTGCGTTTTACAACTAAGACTCTTAATTCCTTGAGCATTTTATTGCTCGGAAGCTTATTTACTGTTGGATCGTCTTAAAATCTCAATTGAGGTCCTCCTTAATTCTTTTCAGAGGGCTTGAAAAGGATGTCATGCAACGTTTGTGTTTTTATTTCCGAAAGCATCACTTTCACTTTTTCTTTAGGCGGCGGTAGAATGCCAAGGTTCTGTAATCTTTCAGGAAGGTTCACGTTTATGCTCCCTTCTGTTCTGTGTTCAATCTTGCATTTTTCTTTTCTTCAATTCTGGCGATAACTGCGTGCACTCTGATCCAAGCTTGCTCGGAGATTTCTTTTCCATCGTGTCCTACTGGTCTCATGAGGTAGCCTCCTTAGTGAGGTATTTTGTTTAATACAGACCCATCTGATCTTCTAATGACAACAAAGTAGGTTACACCGTCTTCCACAACTTTTTGGACGTAGGTCCTACCACTCAAGCTAATTTTTTCTTGTTTTGATTTGGTAGGTCTTTTTCTTTTGTTTTTCGCTTGTTCTGATAATGTCGCCCACCTGCAATTTTCAGGCTCATAGTTTCCATTTGCATATTTCCTGTCAATAGTGGTGTTCTTCTCTCCAAATTCTTCAACATGTTTTGTATACAAGTCATACATGTCTTCTTTGAAATTCAGGAAATTAGTCCACTGTTCACACACTTTGATACCTCTGCCACCGTAGTATATGAATCGTGAGTGATTGGGATTTCCACATCGAGCAATTACCGAACTCCATACTCTGTGAAACCTAGTTCCACTCATTCCGTGGATTTTCACAAATCAAAATCACTCCTTCCCTTAATTTGCCTAATACCGTAAAATGTGTAGTGTTAGGATGACTCACATTACACATAGTGTGTAACTTCTTGTCAAAAAAAATCATCCTATTAGATCATTAACTGTTACACCAAACAGATCAGCGACTGTTTTTGCTTGATCCAGTCTAAGGCGATTAATTCCATATTCAATATTTGCATAACCACTAGGGTGTTTGTAGCCAAGTTTAACGGCCACAAATGATATGCTAACGCCTCGTTTTTTACGAAGTTCGCGAAGTCGTTTGTTCATGTTCTCACCACTTTCATACTCGCTCCGTGTAACTCTTGACCTTAGTATACATACACACGCTGTGTAAGTCAACTAAATTATACACTTCTTGTGTAACTAATTATATTTTACGTGTAAAGGTGGTAGGATGTATGGTAGGAGGTGTAAATATGTCTATTTTAGGGGATCGATTGAGGGCGCTTCGTGAGTCAAAGGGTTGGTCTCAAAAATATGTAGCTACAAAGCTGGGAATAAAGCAAAGCAGCACATATTCAAACTGGGAATACGGGTTGCGAGACCCCGATACAGATACATTGACTAAGTTAGCTGACCTATACGAGGTTCAGACAGATTACCTTTTAGGAAGGGATCATTCTATGACTATTCTCCCGAGAGATCAAACGGACTTTGTTATCAGAGAAATTGTTGAGAAATACGGAGTCGATTTAAAAAAACCTGGCGCAAAAGAAAAACTGGAGCAAATTATCCAGTTGGTTTTTGGGGATATGAAGCAATAATTGACTGCTTAACAAATAAGGTAAACTCTTCGTTATCTATTTCTTTTAATTCTGATATGGATTCTATTAAATAATTAACTTGTTCCTCGCTGGACATGGCAACAGCTCCCCCAGTAGTTGATGTATAGCAGCCGTGTTCTTATTTTATACGAGAACAAACGTTCGGTACAATATATATTTTTTGAAAGGGCATGGCCTATGGAACTCAAACCAGGTCGATGCCTACTCCATCAACGATTGAGGTCCTTAAAAAAATCGCAAAAATGGCTAAGCGATAAAACGGGAATCCCTCCTGGTCGCATATCAGAATATATTAGTGGCGGCAGAATGATGAATTTAATTACCGCCAAAAAAATATCTGTTGCCTTAGAGTGCGACATGGACAGTTTGTACGAATGGTATTGGGAGTAGGCTGAGCTTAATTGCTCGGACCTAGGTAAAAAGTTCTCACCTTGGTAAATAATCATTATAAAAAAAGGCACAATGATATTCAGACAGAGTTTTGGAAACGTTTACACTGCCATTGTATGACGCTTTTCTATTTCTCGCAATCACCCTTTCGTCATATATTTCCTCTGATTTCCATTGTAATCTCATATTTCTAATAATGTTGTCGAATATTGTCGTAGTATTGAGACCGATTACGTTACGCGAACGTTTCTCAGTCTGGAAAATAAAAATCCTCGAATGGAGCAATTCTACGCTTTGAAAGGTAATAATCCCTCTCCCCAATGGTAATTTTCCCAGTATTATACTTGTCGATTAGTGTCGGGTTGATAATTTGGTTTTTATTTATTTGATAAAAACCTGAAGAGGACAACAACATATTTATTTGTGCAATTGTGTGCGGTAGATAATATTCATTGTTTCCTATAAGAGCAATATTCCTACGCGTTTGCTCCTCTTTGCAGATACTTGCCACATCCATCGTTTCCAAATGATGTAGGTTATTATTTTTATCAAATACAGGGATTGCCATGATCTCACCTACTTTTTTTGTTCATTATTCCCAAATACTAAAAATGTAATTCCAATAAAAAATGGGCATGCACAAATCGCGCAGCCCATGTTTATTATAGTAAATTTTCGATAAATTGAATAAGTTCTTCGACTGTCGGCTTCGGATTCATTTCTGGATGGTCCTTAATAAAAGTATCTATAAGTCCTTCTTTATTCAATTTATGCCCTCCGTCTGAAGGCCGGCCACTTCTCATGATGATTTATGTAGGTTATAATGTTGTAAGTGGGCACCAGCCCGGGTTGATTTTGTCACCTATCTTCTTCGTGGGAGTACTAGGTGAGTTGATCGTCTTCATCTGAAGGCGATTTTTTATTTTTAACGACATGCAGCGATTCTCTTCGATGTTTAACATCCGCTTCTTCCCACTCAATCAACTGTTTTGTCCGAAGATTAGTATACACTTTTTCTACAACAGTCATTATTTCATTGTATGATTCCCGATCAACCTCAGACGCATCGATTATAACCTGGGCAGCAATATGGCCAATGTAATCATCGACGTATGCCCAATCAGATTTTTTCCACTCATCCAATACTTCTCTTATATGATCCGCATACAACTGGCCGCTTCCGCCAATATCAACAAGATATTCTCGAAATGGTATTTCAACCCCATCAACACTAATCTTCATTACACATCTTCTCTTTTCTTTCATATTTGTCGCGCATAATTCTCATATCGAACAATTCATATTCGTCTAGCAAGTCATGATTACTGAGGAATAAGTTAAGTATTCTGTGTTCTTCTTTATTTTCTTTGTTGATTCTGATAATCATTTTTGCGTATTCCATAATTTTCTCTTGAGATGCATTATACTGTTCAGTTAGTTCGGTATATTTCAATGATTTTAGTAAGAATCCGTTGTTTAAACAAAATAGGACCTCGTTTGTGTCTAACTCTTCGTTACTTGACTGCTTTTCTAAAAGCTGTTCCAGTTGATACTTATAAACTGTTTCAAGCACATCCTTGTGTGTAGTGAGCTTGTCCATTTAGCTTGCCACCCCTGCCATTGTTTTCGCTAGTCGGATTGCCGGAACAAGTAGATTTAATTCCTCAACAATATCTACGAGTTTAACCTTCTCGCCTTTTTCCACACGATTCTCCCATCTTTTTCTGAAATTCACATGGTACTGTTTGCCCAAAGTATCATAAACATTGTTATATGCTGCGTTCCAATCAATACCACGTTGTTTGGCGTAAGAGCGAACAGCATCATTGAATTGCGATCTCAAGGGAGCGTTAACATCAACCATTCCATTTTTAACATCGTCTATTTCTTGTTTTAATTGCTTATTTTCTTCTTTAGCTTCATGGACTTCTTTCTTCGTTTCAGTCAATTCCGTTTGAATATTCACCATTGCTTTAAATGATTGTTGTATTGCATCGGATATTTGACCAAGAAGATTTAATTCCGTCGGTATTTGTACCAAGTTTTTTGGTTTAGATTCCTCTTCTAAATCAAGAAGATTAGTTCTTACAGCTTTTGCTACTTCACTGTCTCTTAACAACATCCCCATTCTCAATATAGCCCGTTTAGGTATTAGTGTAATACTAGGTGCTCTCGAAACAATCCCACTCGCTGACTTAAAGTCAGCAAGTCGTTTTCCTGACAATACCTTCATGCCATCCAATTCAAGTTCAACTCTATTTCGTGATATTGTTTTTTGAATGATGCTTGCTTCAACTTCGTAATAATTAGCTGCCATATCGACAGTTACATGCAAATCGTCAGGAAGTAAGAATAAATTTTTCACTCTGTCTAACACTTCAATTCGATTTATGACCGACTCCCTCAAAGATTTACTTTCAATGAACACGTCGCTTTTAATTGTCATTTTCTTTTCCTCCTTGTTTTACTGCCTAACGCAGTATAAAATAGCCATAATGGATTTAAATTGCTTCTACCGTTTCCTTTTCAAGGAGTTCTTCGATTGAATTTAATTTGAATATTTTCACAAGCTTCAGAGCAACATCAACTGTTAACCGGCGTTGTCCACGTTCTATTTTAGAATAATTGACTATCGACATCCCTAAATCAGAGGCGACATCTGATTGATTCAAAAAAATAGATCGTCTATGTTTTTCAATACTTGTTTTTGGATATGACACATTAGCACCTCCTTTTGTATCCATTTCGTTTCTTACAACTTTAATATATAGCCATTTTGTTTACTTGTCAATAAGTGGAGGTAATTATTTTGGAACTTTTTTCTGCACGTTTAAAATGGCTTCGGGAAAAACGGGGCATGTCTCAAAGAGAAATTGCGAGCGTAATCGGCATGTCGGCACCCGGATACGGTAAAATAGAAAATGGTCAACGTGAACCAAACTTAGAAACATTGGTTAAATTATCAAAACTATTTAAAGAGAGATCAGATTTTTTATTAGGAATTGTAGATTTGGACTTTGAAGGATTGCGCTTGTTTCATACCTATACAAGTTTTCAGGATTATCACGAAGCGTTCCATCCATCTGCCACTACTCCTTTTGCATTACAAAAAAGGAAAGAAATAAGAGAACATCATCATGATAATTATTTGAGGTTCTACCATTACGCAAAAGAAATTCCTTTAATCCCAGAAGACACACTAAAAAAAATAGAAATAAAAGAATACACTGCAGAAGAAATTGATGGAATGATTGATAATTAA